CTCACTCTCTATAACCTCTTGGAGCTTCTCATGATCGAAACTGGCGCAACTTCTCTCGCAATGCAGGCAATGTCCACGATGAAAACCGTGGACCTCTATTCTGCTGACGAGGTACGTGCGCTGATTTCGGTCTTGAATCTGCTTCTCGAGGCCGTAGATGAGTGAGTCCTGTCTGTCCCAGTGGATTTTGGTTCATCCCCTATCGGGGGATCCGCTATCATTCACTGGTCCCATGATGCCTCCGTCAAAACCATGACGGAGGGTTGGTCATCATGGGTCCGTTGATCGTTAAATCAACAGGGTCGCTTGAGCTCGGATTCTTACGCCACCAATACTGGTACCGTAATGGCCGGTCGCGACCTGCATCGCCCTATCATTTGGACAGTAGTCGCTTTACGGCTGGCAACGGCAATGCGTATAACGCAGCCGTTGTTAATACGTCGAGCGAAGCCTTTCCAGATAGGACCTCCTTTGCATACGCCCAGGCTCATGATCGCTTCGTGAACCGTCTTGGACCAAAAGTCCAGATGGCCATTAATGCGCTCGAGCTCGGGAAAACAACGGAGATGGTTATAAAACGCCTTATTCAACTTCGGCGTCTTTATACCGCGGTGAGACGACGTGACTTCGAGGGAGTCATTTCCTCGATCGCCGACCCTGATGGGAAGGCTAAGTCGCTTAGTCGCAGGCATCTTCTGTCAAACCCCTCGGGGTTTTGGTTAGAGATCCAGTTTGGGTGGAAACCCATCCTGTCTGATATCTATACCGCGACAGAGATACTTCAGACTCCATTTCCTATCTCGCGGATTCGTACCCGGGGTAAGGAACAGGACTCGTTCCTGTCGTTCGGTTGGTTACCTACCAACCGGTCACGAATGGTTCAGTTGTCGAGTCTGATTCGGATCACAAATCCGAATGCCTTTCTAGCCAACCAACTAGGGGTTATCAACCCCCTAACTGTCGCGTGGGATGCCTTACCGGGATCGTTCATTGTCGACTGGTTCCTACCAGTTAACAAGTTCCTAAATAGCTTCACAGCTTTTGTGGGAATCGATCTTGTTGAACCCCAAACTGCGCGATTAGTGAGAGGTGAATTTGTAATGGACCAACCGGGGGAAACTCCGATAAGGGGCGATTTCTACGGTCAGAAGCGAGAGCTGGGTGTCTTTGACATTCCATCTTTTACTTCTCGTATGCATCTCCCAAAGGTAGACTCGTGGCTTCTTGCCACAACATCTGCTCTTTCATTACAAGCTCTCTCTCGCCGGCTTTAGCCGCAAGTACCTTTCTGGTGCTTTACACACCGATTTCTTCGGTTCCACTCTCTCCAACCAGGGCCTTCGTGCCCCTTTCAGAAAGTTCTCATGCCAATCATGGCTGACATCGTGATCAAGGATCGCACTGCTGCGAATGTGACCTTGACCGCCCTCACTCCGTCCGCGGGTGATACCGTTCCAGCTCGCTGGCGCCTGGAGAACCTGACCACTTACGCGGGTAACCGTGTGAATGCTCTGGTCCGCTCCCAGTTTAACAAAGCGCGAACTTCGCGCCGCGTCGAACTGTTGTTCAACTATCCCGTCGTCATGACCGACAGCACCACGACCGTTCAGTCGGTTCGTGCTGTCGCCACGATGCAGGTGATCGTGAACGTTCCGCAGAATGTCCCCCAGACGGATCTGGACAATCTCGCGGTCCTAGGTTCCAACTTGGCGGCCTCTACGCTCATGCAGGCAGTGTTCGCGTCCGGCTTCGCGCCGACTTAAAACACTTCATCGAAAGATAGCCTGACATGAACGTAAATACTCTAGACCAGTCCTTGACTAGAGTCTTCTTCGCTCTCTGCGAGAAGGCCGACACTCATCTCTCACTAAAATGTTCTATTTTAGTGAGGTACAATGAGTGGGAACAACTCCTCTCTCTGAGGGTCATCCCTTCGCACTACCAGGACGCCAAGCACTATCGTGATGATAACGCTTGTGTGGAATTTTTCCGTAAATGCCGCCTTCCGGTGGCAGGTCACGAGAAAATTCGCGCTGCAAAAACTAAAGCCTCCTTTTGGGAAGCCGAAGTACAGTGCACTGGTACCAACGTTCGTTTCTCTAACCTGCTTCAAGGGTTCTGTGATGGACCCCTAGAAGCACGCGCCTTGGATTTTCTCCTTGGCGCCAAACGCTGGTTAGCAGATGTCTTAGGCTCCTTGCCTTCGACTTTAAACGGGCGCTTTGGCCCTGGTGCGACGTTCGGAGATAAGGGCAGTCTCACGACTGTACCCGATAAAATGACATCGTGTCCTGATATGACCTTAGGGGTAAACCCCTACTTCCATATGGTCGAGCAAACTGCTTGGTTCCGGTATGGTGGGTCACGTCATCCTAGACAGGATCTTGTAAGCTATGTCCGCGGAAACAGATTCACATCTGTCCCGAAGGATAGCCTAAAAGATCGGGGTATCTGTATTGAACCTTCGGTTAACATCTTCCTGCAGCTTGCTGTTGGAGATGCTCTGAAGGCTCGGTGCAAAAGAGCGGGTGTGAACCTCCTCTACGCACAGGATACTCATAGACAATGGGCTCAACGTGCTTCCCGGGATGGGATGCACGCCACCATTGATCTGTCTGCTGCTAGCGACACTGTTGCTACTAGGTTGGTGGAGTTTCTCTTGCCAACTCAGTGGTACGATCTGCTTTCAGACCTTCGCTCTCCTTTTACTTTCTTTGAAGGTAAGTGGGTTAGACTTGAGAAATTCTCGTCTATGGGTAACGGTTACACTTTCGAGTTGGAAACGTTGATATTTGCTTCCATCGCTCACGCGATGGGGGCCGGTGTCTTCGGTAAAGACTTTAGTGTATTCGGCGACGATATAATCGTCCCGACTGAGGTAGCGTCTGACGTTCTCGCGATGCTTCGCTTTTGTGGTTTTACCCCAAACGAGAAGAAAACCTTCCTAACCGGAAAGTTCCGCGAAAGTTGTGGAGGCGATTATTTCGATGGTGAACTCGTAAGAGGTCATAATCTTGACAAACCGCCCGCCCAACCGTCAGATTGGATCAGCTTGGCTAATGGACTTCGCCGC